CACTGGTCGTAGGGGAACCTACGGTCCCGGTCGCCCGTGTCTTCGTCCGTTACAGGACTATACACGAACGCCCGGTGACGCCATCGCTGTTCGGCGATGGACCAGCGAGCAAAACTACACCCCATGAACACATCCTGAGGGACCGTGAAGGCCCCATTGACGTAACGCCTCTCGAAGAGAGAGGCGCCCGTTGAAGGCTCGAGATGATAAGTCTCGGGCCTCAGGAACCGGTGATGAGCCGGTGTGTTCTCGCGGAGCCAGACACGCACGTCCTCGAAAAGACGTGAGGTCATGGCGCCTCGGAGGGTGGAGTTATGGAAGACCATCTTGTTCGCGGTCGCGTCCAAGTGGAAATCCAAGTACACAGGACGTACGTCCTGTCCTAAGTACCAATCTGCACCGCAGCTCTCCCTAAACGGGCCCTCTAGGAACGTCTTATCAACGTTCGTCGAGAACCCGGCAAAGGAGAGGAGCCTGATCAAGCGCCGGGCGGCATCAACCGTGAGGATGATGTCGTCACCGTACACCGCGTGGAGATGTGAGCTCCTGGGGGCAACCCCAAGATCTCTAACCTCCTCAACGGACGCACGGACAAGCGACGCGAAAATCAGGGTTTCAAGCGGGAAGCAGAAGCCGTTCCCCATGCTCGCGAACTTATGGTAGGTCCTAACGGACCCATCACGAGGATCACGATACGCGGGTGAGCGAGTTGCGTTGAGCAACCGCCACCACGCTGGGGGAAGGAGCAGTTTTACGAGCTCCTTCGAAACGGTATCAGACGCACTCGACAAGTCGAGTGTTGCGAGCTCGCCTGTGATGGACCCGCGACGAGCCAACTCGGAGTTGTACTCCTGGTTGGACAAGTCGTAGCCCCATCTCTTAAGGCGAGCCCGAAGCTCCGCGTCGATACCACTCTGAACGTAGCTGTTCAGAAGCGGCTCGACCGCTATTGACCGGTCGGTCTTAGCGGTCTTTGGTACAAAGTCAAGTTTGTTGAACTCTACGAACTCGAGCTTCTCCCTGAGCTTCTCTGAACCGACTTCCCAGTCGATGCAGAACATGCCCTCCCGCTGAGGGAAGACACAGCTCATGACGGACCAGTTGGTCCGAAGGGCGGCCAGAGCGTAGGGCGCCGCAGACGGTGACACGGTCCAACGTAAGGCAGAGAGTTTCCGCCAAACGTTGGTAGCATTTC